TCGTCAAGACGGAGCGGCAGTCCTAAATGGTAAAGGTAGAAGTACAGGGACTCGACAAGGCGCTGAAGGACATCGCAAAGTACAGCGAGCAAGCCGCCGACCGTATCGTGCAGGAGATCAACACGACGAAGGAGCTCGTCCGAAATGATGCCGTCCAAAATGCCCCGGTCAACAAGCAGAGCGGCAGCGGCATGGGTGCGCGTGGCGGTTCGCTTCGCCGCATGATCGTTACCGAGCCGACCCGCAACTACGAAGCATACGTTGTCAGCAAGGCCAAGTATTCGGAGTTCGTCGAGTTCGGAACGGGTATCTACGGGCAGAATCCAAAAGGCGGTCATCGAACAACGCCGTGGGTCTACTACAACGAGGCCACGGACTCCTTCGTCCTGACCCGTGGAAATAAGGCGCAGCCCTTCATGGTCCCTGCTGCCGAGGCCAACCGCGAAGATCACCGCCGCCGCATTATTGCAGCCCTGAAAAAGAAATGAACGACCCTCGCAAAGCAGTACAGGACGCTATCTGGACCCTTCTAAACGCAGCAGGTGTCACGGCATACGTTAACCCGCCCGAGGGTCTTACACCGCCTTACACGGTCTTTGGTGACGCGACCTTCATACCGGGACCGCTCACGACCAAGACAACCGAAGGGGCAGAGGTCACGCACACTTGCATATCGTGGGCAACAGACCCTAACACGGCGCAGGCTAACGCATCAACTGGACTTGCCGCTCTGACCGACCGTGACGTTGTGTATACGGTGACTGGCTATGAGGTGTCGGATGTATACCCAGACTTCGGCGGTCCGATTCTGCGCGATGACATGAGAGCCAACGAGGTTTATTGGGGAGTGCCGTATCGGGTGCGCTTTATCCTCACACAGACTGCATGACCCTCGGGATACTGACAACGCTATGGAAACGCCACGCTATCGCTCGCATTGTTCTGGAGCATTATGCCCACTTGGACCTATCTCCTGTCCACTCTGTCCGTTTGGCGGTCGGTAGCGAAGGCGATGTAAGCAGGAGCCTTGCAGAGCAGGCGGGATGGGAATACCTCGAACATGACAACCTCCCGCTGTCCGATAAGTGGAACGCAGGCATGGCGGCGCTACGTGGTAGGGTGGATGCAGTCCTGATCGTAGGCTCCGATGACATAATGACCGCTAACGCTATACGCTTGTCCCTGTCACACATTGACCTTGGCGCAGATGCGGTCGGACTCAAAGACCTCTACTATTACGATACCCGTAATAGACAGGCGTACTACGGGGAGCGCCACAATCCCGGCGCGGGAATGATCGCCACCTCTGATGTACTTGAACGGGTAAATTGGCAGCCGTGGGATTTAGGGCTGAACAGATACCTCGACAAATCGTTTACCAACCGTATGCAAACAAAGGCATACCCTTGCAAGTTCAAGTATATACAAAACTGCCGCGAGCAAGCCGCCGACTTGGTGGACATAAAGACCGACACAAATATGTGGAGCGTTGAGCAACTGGCAGAGGCAACGGGTCGGGTTTATTCCGTAGACTCGTCTGTTTTCGAAAACACGTTTCCCGACCTACGGGATAAATTAAACCAACAGGACAATGGCTAAAAACAAATCCGCTCGGGATTACTGGCTGTACGTTGCGACATCCGCACCGACAGCAGCAGACGAAGCCAATGATGCCAACTACTCGCTCGTAGGTCTGGCAACTGAGCATTCTCTGTCGCGCTCACGTGGCGCAATCGACGTATCAACAAAGGATGATGGGGATGATTCCTCGTTCATCGCAGGACGGCGCAACCAGACGGTTTCCATGTCCGGTATCTTTGACCACACCGAAGATGCAGGCTACACGAAACTGTCGGACGCTTACGAGGCTGCAAACGGTACGGTATACTTCCTGCTTACCTCTACCAACTCCGGTGACACGGAATGGTACGGTAGTGGCGTGATTACCGACCTGTCGCTTACATTTAGCGATGAATCGCCTTCGACGTTCTCGACAACCATTCAGGCATCTGGAACGGTTACGGAGGCTACCGGCACCACCAGTTAATCTGAATAACGATGAAAGACAACCATCCTGAAGCCGTAACCATTGAAGTCGGCGAGAAAGAGTACACGCTAAAACTCGGACCCGCTGCCTTCAGGATTGCGGAGATCAAGCACAACCTGACCTTCACGTTTGAGCAGATGGCAAGCCCGAGTCTTGCAGACCTTGCACGTATCGCATACGTGGGCTGCTTGGTAGACGCTCCAACTCTCAAGGAGGACAAGTTCATGATCGCTATGGCTAACTCCGACGAAGGCGCGGTACTCGCTGCCGTTGGTAAAGCCCTGCGCAGGATGACGGATGGACTGTCTGGCATCGGCGAAACTGATGAGGGAAAGGGGTAGCCGGGGGCAACAAACCCTCGGCACCCTTTCCTGATTTAGTAGCCATTGACAAGATGTGCGCCGCTTATCTCGGCATGACACCATCGCAGGTCGATGAGTGTTCACTACGGGATATTAACGTGATGCTTGCAGGCGTTAGGGAGCGCATCGAACAGGATCAAGAATTGGAGTGGCAGCGCACCTTCATCATAGCGCAGCAACTCGAAAACCTGATGCTGTTCAGAGCGGGCAAACGGCAGAAGCCTCTGGATGCCATGTACCGCGAACTCAAGAAACAGGAAACGCCTGTCATGAGGATGGCTGAATATCAGCAACTCCGACAACGGGCAAAAGCAATACTGGAAGATGGCTACGGTCGCACAACTTGACGTTCGGATTGGGGCAGACATCAAGTCGTTCCAACAGGGCATGGCGAAGTTAGAAAACCAACTGAAACAGGTTGGGTCTAATCTTCGCAACACCGGACGGCAGTTATCGACAGCGGTTACGCTTCCGCTTCTTGGCATTGGCGCGGCTGCCGTAAAAGCCGCCTCGGATGCCGAGGAAATGCAGTCAAAGTTCAACACCGTATTCAAGACGGTGGGCGGCGATGTAACGAAGCAACTCGACGCTTTTGCTCGCGCATCTGGAAGGAGCCGCTACGAGTTGCAGGGGATGGCTGGGCAACTTGGCGATATATTTAAGCCGCTTGGATATACAGAGCAGCAGGCGGGTAATTTATCGGTACAGGTTGCCAAACTCGCGGTTGATCTTGGCTCCTTCAACAATATGCCGATGGACGAGGCTCTTGCCCGTCTACGTGGTACGCTTGTCGGTTCGCACGAAAACGCCTTAGCCTTTGGCGTTGTTATCAACGAGGCATCGCTCAAGCAGGAGTTGATGCGAATGGGCGCAGACAAACTTACGGGCGCACAACTCAACCAAGCGAAGGTACAGGCACGTCTCAACCTGCTTATGGCAGGCACAACTGATGCACAGGGCGATGCTATCCGCACATCGGATTCTTTTGCGAATCAGTTTCAAAGATTGAGAAATGCAACGTATGACCTCGGCGTAACCATTGGTGAACTGCTGCTGCCTTATGCCAACCAATTGGTGCGGCGGCTACAAGGAATGGTCGATTACGTCCAGAACCTAAATCCAGAGACAAAGAAACTTGGCATCATCCTCGCAGGAGTAGCGGCGGCGGCAGGTCCGTTGGTGTTCACGCTTGGGGGCATGGCTTCGGGATTCTCTGCTATTATGCGAGCCGTTACGCTGACGATGGGATTGTTCAATCCTTACGTGGCAGGCTTGGCAGCAATAGCGGCGATATTTGTGACGTTGACTCGTGGCTCGGACTCTGTACAGGCAGCGTTTAAAACGTTCGGAGATCAAATAACGACCTCATTTAAGCCTGCATGGGATACGCTGAAGACAGCAGTCTCTACTGCTTATGAGCAATTTGTTGGGTGGTGGGATACTAATGGCGAAACGGTTAAGTCTACTCTTGCAACCACATTCGGTGGTTTAATCACGGCTATTGGCGGCGCGGTTGGCTCAATCGCGGGATTGTTTACTGCTGCATGGGATGCAGCGGAAACGGTAACAGAGGCGTTTGTCGGAGAGGATGGAACGCTCGCAGGTCTCATGGCTTCGGGTACTGTAAAAGCGGTAAACCAGTTGGGGGCATCGCTTGCACTTATTGCATCAACGGTCCAAACAACTGTGGACCAAGCATCAGGCGCGATTAAGACGGTAACCTTTGGTGCGACAGGGAAATATGCCAAAGCAATGGAGGCGTTGGAATCAATTCCAAAGTCAAACATTGATGCTGTCCTCGCCTTCTTTGAAACTCTTGACACAGATATAACATCCAAGATAGATCCGAATACCGGTAAAGATGCGGCAGAAGCAACGATGGGCGAGGGTGAGGGCAAGAAATCATTCAGTGAGCGCCTGAAAGAACTTCTGACCGAGGCACTTGATGGCTTCGTTTCTTTTAAGACCGATATTAAAGATCCACTTGTCAATGACGAGGACTCTGTTAGTGATACGCTGACTGATACAGAGGGCGATGTAACAGACTTAAAAAACAGCGTTGATGGTCTTTTTGCCATCAAGCCAGACAATAAAACAATTATTGATGCCGTATCTGGTATAAAAACACCTGCTGAAGAAGCGAAGGAAAAGGTGGAGGACTTTCTTGATACTTTCGTAGCAGATGAAACATACTTGCAAGGTGTTGAGACAACGGCTGATGCGCTGAAAGAGATCATACCAACTGCCGATGAGGTCAGCAGGTTTTATCAATTACAGCACGCCTTTGGATTGCTTGAGGAAGATTTTGAGGATGCAGCCGATCAAAGCGCAAATCTTGCCCTTCACCTTGGAAACGTTGAGGACACGTTAACCCTTCTCAAGGTAGACGAAAACTCCAAGTTCTTTAGGTTCGTCGAGGGCTTACGGTATGCAGCAGAGCAGACCACGATATTTCTTGATGGTATGAAGTCGCTTATGGTCCTACTGCAGGCAGAGACATGGATCACGTTCTTCAAAACCATTGTTGGGATTGTAGATAAGTTGGCGCAGTTAATCGGAATTACGAGCGGCGCAGCCGCCGATGGCGGCGGCGGGGGCGGCGGTGGTGTTACCATTGGTGGCACTCCCGGTACTAATGTCCCACCTGTTAACATACCGGGTACGGGCGGTGCAACAACAACAGCAGGAGGCGGCGCGGGTATGTTAGCGGGTATACCTGTTGCAACCACACTTGCTCTCGCCTCCGTGTTTGGAAGTAGCATTTACAGGCTCGCAGGTTTTGGCGGTTCTGAGACTCCGTGGGTTAGCATGGGAATAACTCGCGACGAGTGGATTCAGCAAGCAATTTCGACCGGGGGCTTCGGGCTGATCGCCGGAAACCTGATGGGCGGTGTGGATCTATCATGGCTGTCCGGTACAGCCGGAGGTGGCAGCATGAATGGAGCGGGTACACCAACATGGCTGTCTGGCTTGCAAGGCTACATGGGTACAGGTGGATCGGCTAACACATCCGGCGTGATGGGCAGCATGGGCATGACCACAGGAGGTCAGACCATTAACGTTAACCTTGACGGTCAGACGATCGCCACCGCAACGATGCCGTACTGGTCACAGGAACTGGAGATCTACGGGACCAACCGCTAATGGCAATAGCAATTAAAAACCAAGCGGGTACGGATGTTGACTTCGTGAAGGAGTCTTTCCGGTATGAGGATGCCGTAACGCAGCGCGGCACATTGTCCTTTCAAGAGATAGGCACGACTCCATCATGTACGTGGGGCGAAGATGTGTTTGTATATGATGACGGAGGGCTGCCGCTTGGTCTTTCCGGCGGCGGCAGTCTCGAATTGTCAGGCGGCGGGACTCTTGAGTTAGCGCAGGAGACCGTATATTGGGGCGGTACGGTTGAAAGCATTTCAGAAACGGACATCACCGTAGGAGAGACCACAACAATCCGATTTACTTATCGGTGCATTGACTTCTCCGAAATTGCAGGAAGGCAAATTGTAGCAGATGCTACTGCCGCGCAAACTGCCGGAAGTTGGATCTCATCTTCAGTATCTTCGCCCGGTCTTTCTGGCTACGGTATAACCGCCGGGGATATAGATGATGGCGCATATATTGAGTATATGCCGTGGAACTACGTGTCCTATGAGTTGATCTTTGACGAGTTGGCAGAGATCAGCGGCTTCTTCTGGAATATCGACAAGGACAAAAAACTAAACTTTCGATCTGTTGAAGCCGCTCCTGCACCTTTTGCAATCACATCTTCCAACAGACCTTATAAGTCGATAGAGTTCTCTACCGTTCGCGGCAGTTTCAGAAACGTTGTATTTCTGAGGGCAGGCACATCGACAAACGAAGTGGAGGACGTGGAAATAGAACGTGGTGATGGTGACAAAAGGACGTTTGTGGTCGGTGCAGAAATAGGCGCAACACCAACGATTGAAGTTGACAGGGGCAGCGGATATGTGACTCAAACAGTTGGCGTTAACGGTATTGGGACCGTCAGCGATTGGTACTACAACAGCGGATCACCAGTAATTACACAGGACACGGCGGGTACCGTATTGTCATCTACGGACAAAATCAAGATCACCTATAAAGCAAGATTTCCAATATTGGTGAACGCCGTGTCGGACGAAAGCATTTCGGAACGTGCGGCAATAGAGTCAGGTCTTGGTCAATACGTATCTGTTGTCGATGCAACTGACGTGGACAATGCTGATGCTGCCGAATTAAAAGCGCAGTCGATTCTCGAACAGTATTCACAGCCCCGTATTACCTGCCGATACACAACCGATCAGGTCAACATCGAAGCCGGGCAGACGCAGTATATAGACCTGCCTGAGCATGGCATACAAGCGAACTTCTTGATTGAAAAGATCGGGGCTTCGCTTCGCCATGATGGACAATTATCCTTCGACGTTACCGCAGCCGCAACCCAGACCGTTGCCGGGTGGTCCTACTGGAAGCAAAAGACTCGGCAGGACCGTAAGTTTGTCGTGCGGGACAATGAGGTACTTCGGTTGTTGAATACCGAAAAAGATAATCTCACAGTTTCCGATTCGGCATCAGCAGCAACAGCAACTGGAAGCGGGTTCCTTGTCGGGTCCGCAACCGCAATCGTAGGTCTTGTAGATGTTGGATAAAATGACAGTAAAGGGGCGCGTCCGTGTTGAGGTGTCTGATGGGCGCGTCATTGAACAGGACAACGTGGTCGTAAACGGCGGTCGTGATCGCATCGCGGCGTTGATTGCACAGGACAGTATAGCGTTCCCTTCGCACATCGGCATCGGCACCGATAACACAGCGGCAGCGACAACAGATACCGCGCTTGGAGCAGAGGTAGACCGCAACGCTATCGTTTCGGATTCAGCCCTAAATGGAGTTGCTACATTCAAGGCATTTTTTAGCAAAACGGAAGCCAATGGCAACACTATTGCCGAGGTCGGAATGTTCGATCAGGCATCGGGTGGCACCATGTTTTGTCGGTCCATTTTGTCGAGTGCCATCGTAAAGGATGCAACGAAAAGCATCACGATCACATGGACGTTAACCTTCGCTGACGCATAATGGCAACAACGATATTTCCAGAGACCAACGACAGCGTAACCGAAGCCGCATGGCAGGGTCTTAACAACGCTATTGCTGCGGGCGGCGCGTGGACCACGGAAGGCTTCGACGTAACGGACGGCGGCGGCGTGGTCGCTGACGTAGCGGCGGGTGAGGCGTTGGTCAACGGCTATTGGATTTCATCCGATGCCACGCAGAACGTGACGCTGACGGACAACGCCACGAACTACCTATGGCTTGAACCGGACGGCACCCTTACCGATAACACAAGCGGCACTAACCCCGGCAACGCCCTATTGCTTGCGGTGATCGTAACGTCAAGCGGTTCTATTTCGTCGATTACCAGAGATGTAAATGTGACATCGGGTCCGTATATCTACATCCGAAAGGCGGCACCTGAGTCTGTTACATCATCGACAACGTTGCAGGATGACGATGATCTTACGGTTGCGTTGGAGCCGGGTCTGTACCGCGCCACGTTCGCGCTTGAGGTGACTGCGGACGCATCGGGCGGCATCAAGGTTGCACTCGCCACCACAGCCACGAACAGCGTACTTGAGGGGTCGGTGTATTTTAGCAATGGTGGCACGTATAACTGGCTCTCTGCTTTTGGAGCATCGGCAGGCATCACGACTATCTTTGCGAATTACCCTGTTTTGATTGAAGCCATGTTTGCCCTTGCCGATGCCGGGACTGTAAAGTTGCAATGGTCGCAGAACGCCTCGAACGCCACGGCTACCACATTGGAAGCCGGATCTATGATGTTTGTTGAACGGATAAACTGATGGCAGTCACCCGCTTTCCAGATACCACGGATACGCAGATCACCGAAGCCAACTGGAC